CCGGGGCCTTCACGATCGCGAGGACCGTCGAGCCCGACAGGACGACCAGGGCCGGCAGGCCGTCGGCCTTCGCGGCCGCGACCGCCTGGCGGAACTGCTCGGGGATCGTGCCGGCCCCGTTGGTGGTGTCGGCCTCGAGGAGCGTCGCGACGACCTGCCGCTCCCGGTTCAGCCGGTTCAGGCCGACGGTGACGCCGACCGGGACCGCGGTGTGGTCCTTCTCGTAGACGTAGACGGCCGCCGTCGCCGGGCCGGGGGCGGGCGCGGTGATCGCCGGGACCGTGGGCCACGGGATCGCGGGGAGCGGCGGGAGACCGCCGAGCAGGACGAGCCCGGCGGCGAGCAGGACGAAGGGCCTCACGCGCGGGTCTCCGGCTTCAGGAGCTCGGCGTGGAGCTGAAGGGCGATCGCGACCGCCTCGGTCTTGCCCTGGGCCCGGAGCCGGGTCGCGAGGTCCGACACGATCCGAACGTCGTCGGTCGGGATCGCCGAGCCGGTTCCGAAGACCTTCAGGCCGCGGACCTTCCCGGCGAGCAGGAACAGGGCATACGCGACGAGGGCGATTCCCACGGCGTACTGGACGTAGACGAAACTCACGATGTCGGCTCCTCGGGTAGGGAATCGGCGATGGTGTCCGCGATCGCGACGGTCTCGCGGACGAGCTCGACGCCTTCGGGGGTCCGCAGCACGGCGGAGAGCCGGGCGGCGAGGCGGTCGTCGAATCGGCTCGCGGTCTTCTCGGCGACCCACTCCAGGAGGTCGCCGATGATCACGGCCCGCTCCCTCGCGTCGAGCGTGGTCGAGAGCCGCCGGAGGTAGCCGAGCAGGGGCGACCACGCGTGGAGGAGCCGGAGCTGATCGACGATCGGGAGGGGCATGTCACCTCCCGCGGAGGAAGGCGAGATACTGCTCGAGCACGCCGCCGGCGATCGCCAAGACGAGGGCCCGCACGGCCGGCCGCGCCAGGACCCAGAGCGGATAGGCGGCGACCGGGATCGCGTAGTCGGCTGTCGCGTCGAAGAGCCGGCCCACGGCGTCGAGGGCGAACGCCTTCTTCTCGGCCCCCGACATGAGCCGGACGCCTTCGAGGGCGGGGACGACCAGGCGGAGCAGGGCGAGCAGGAGCTCGCCGAACTCGGCCCACGTCAGGCCGTCGGCGGCGCGGGTCTTCGCCGTCTGAATGAAGACGTAGACCTGATCCAGGATGCCGGACTCCTGCCCGGCGGCTGCGGTGGCGGCGGCGGTCGTGGTCACTTTTTTCGTCTCCAGACGGCATGGGCGGGGACGACCTGGCGGCGACGCTGCCGGCAGGTCTGGCACTCGACGTAGCGGACCTGGCGGTCGCCGGCCCGCTTGCTCGACTCGACGCGGCAGCGGCCGCCACAGGTGGGGCATGTGCTGGTCACGCTCTCACCCCGACGACGTAGATCTCGACGACCGCGACCCACTGGACGGTGAGCGAGACGGAGGCCCCGGTGGCGGTCGCCGGTGCCGACAGCGTGATCGCCGTCCCGCTCGTGATACTGGCGACCGTCGCGCCCGCGGGGATCCCGGTCCCGGAGACCGCCATCCCGACGACCATGGACGCGGTCGACGCGAGGCCGGTCACGGCGGTCGAGCCGTTCGTGGTCGCCCCGGTCGCCGAGATCGCGGTCGCGTTGTTCGTGAACTTCACGGTCCGCGACGATGCCGTGACGGGGAGACCGTCCACCGGCGCGTAGTGGATCGCCACGCCAGACTTGCCGACATTGTGGCCGGGGATCTGCGACCATCCGTTCGTCGCCCCCGGCTCGACCTTGACGGTCGCCCCCGGCGACGTGTTCCGGATGGTCAGACTCTTGATGGACGCAGGGGACGCGTAGACGAGCGAGCCGAAGATCACGGACTCCAGAACCGACACGTCGAGCGTGGTCGACGCCGCGGCGTTCAGCGTCAGGACGCCGGACCAGTAGAGGTTCGCCTGCCCAGCGCCGCTGCCCTCCGGGAGGTCGGTCTTCAGGTTCAGGTCACGCGCGAGCTTCACCTCGCCGTCCGCGAGTAGCGTCCGGAACTGGACGGAGCCGGTGTGGGTGAGTGTGGAGGGCATATCGGCTCCCGCTTAGACGTGGGCCTTCATTCGGGCGACGGCGGCCGCGGCTGCGGCCCGGGCACCGGCCAGGGACGAGACCCGCAGGGCCCGGGTCGGCTTCGCGTCGGTGGCCGAGACGATGCCCTCGGGGTAGTCGTCGACCCACACGTCGACCGTCAGGCCGGCGGCGGCCGCGGCGTCGCGCTTCTGGGTGCTCGCCCCGCAGAGGATCAGGTCGGAGACCTCGAGGTCCGCGAACGCGAGCCGCAGCTCCTCGCGGTTCGCCTCGTCGTTCTCGCGCCGCGAGATGCAGACCACGCGGTTCCCGGCGGCCGTCGCCATGCCGACGAACGAACGCCAGAGGCCGGGGGCCGCGGTCCAGGTCCGATCGTAGTCGAGCGAGATCACGAGCCCGCGGCCCTCGCTCCTGTGCTGGACGAGCCCTCGGGCTGCCTTCCAGGCGGTCAGCGAGCGAAGGCCGACGGAGCTATTCGGGTAGGCGGGCCGGGTTACCGGGGACACGTCATAGAGTCCGGAGGCCTCGGTGATCGTCCGCGTGACGTTGCCCCGCTCGTCCTCCACCCACGTCTCCCCCTTCGCGCCGACCGTGAACGCGAACGAGGACCCGAAGATCGTCTTCGACCGGATCAGCGTCAGGACCTCGGCGGCCGTCGGCGTCGCGACCGGGTCGGCCTCGAACGCGAGCCCCTTGTCGGACTTCTCGATCTTCAGCGTGCCGTTCGTCGTCCGCGCGAGCGGCCGCGAGTCGTCGTGGTTCCAGAGCATCGGCACGTCAAGTTTTCGCTTCGACAGGACCTTATCGAAGGCGGTCGCGGCGAACTGCTCGCGAAAGCCTCCGAGGTCGACCGAGAGCGAATCCCACGGCGGGGCGATGCCGCGGATCTTCGGGGTCTCGCCGTCCCGCTCTTCGACGAACAGCGTGCAGGTCGAGTCGTCGTCGGCGATCGACAAGTAGCGGCGCTCAGGCTGCATCGTTCGGCCCTCCGGGCGTGATGTCGTTCGTGCCGTTGACCATCTGCGACGCGAGGGCCTCGGTGATCGTCGGGAACGCGGCGGTGATCAGGGCGACGGCAGCGTCCTTGTCGATCGTGCCGGCGGCGATCTGGTTCAGGACCTCGAGGAGGGCCGTGACCTGGGCACCGTTCAGGGCGGTGGCAGCGAGGTCCGCCCCCGACGCGGCGGCCGCGAGCGGGTCCGTGTTCGAGTCGACCGTGGAGTCGGTGGTCGTGGTGTCGTCCGGCGTGTCGCCGGCCGGCTCGGTGACGGCGGCGGGCGGCTCGCCCCCGGCGGCCCCGGCCTGGGCGGCCGCGGCGTCGAGCGTCGAGAACCCGAGCTGGACGAACGTCTGGTTCGCCGCCGGCGTGTCGAGCAGGTCGAAGTCTTCGCGGTCGCGGATCTCGTTCGGCGTGATCGCCCCCATGTTCCAGAGCGACTGATACAGGGCCGCCCGGCCCGCGGTGTCGGCCCGCAGGATGCCGCGGGTGTCGAGCTTCGCGTAGACGTTCTCGCCGTAGACCGGCTGGAGCGCCATGTCGATCGGCGACTCCATGCGGCGAGCCCACGGCAGGAGGCACCAGACCTGGGCGGAGAGGTGCTCCTGCTCCACGTTGGAAAATCGGGCCATCTTGGAATCGCCGAGGAGCGTACTTGGAACGCCCCAGTGACGGCATACGTCGGGCAGCACCGCGTCCCGCAGCTCTTGGAACTGCGACGCCTCCATGCTGTTCGACTCGATCGGCTTCAGCCGCGTCTTCTTCGGGAGGACCGCGGCCTTCCCGCGGTTCTCGGCCCCGCCGTAGGCCTGGTGCAGCATGTCCCGCAGGGCGTCGACCGCCGCATCGGGGACCTTCTCGTCCGTCTCGAGGACCATGTCGGGCCGCGCGGAGTTGCTCCAGAACGCGGTGGCCGCGGTGTCGAGCTGGCGGGCGAGGTTGATACTCGTCGCGTTCATCTCGGCCGGGGCGTGGCCGACGATGCCGTTGTCGGAGATCCACCGCCAATGGAGCACGGGCCCGGGGATCGGCTCCCACTGGCCCCGCTCCGACCAGAACTTGTAGGTGAGCGAGTAGTCGACGGCCGACTGCTCGACCTTCACGCGGGACGGGTGGAGCGGGATCAGTTGGGTCATCCAGCCGCGGTCGCCCGAGACCACGCGGGCGTAGCCGTTGCCGTGGAGGGCGGTCCAGTAGGCCTGGAGGACGTAGAAGTCCCAGGCCGACTGCCAGTTGTTCGGCCGCTTCCGCAGCGTGTAGGCGCAGGGGAGGTCGGCCTTCTCGCGGCGGCCGTCGGGCCGCTCCTGCATGATCTGCATGGGGCAGATGCCGACGGCCTGGGCGATCCACCGGACGACCCCGAAGATCGCCGACACGCGGACCGCGGTCTCGGGGCCCACGACCGAGGGCAGGATGTCGCCCCACGTCCCCGGCACCGGGAGCGAGGTCCGTCGGATCGAGATCACGCGCGGGGCCGCGGCGGCCTTCGCCGGGGTCCGGCGGCGGCTGCCGCGGCCTCCGGGGGTGGCCGGGCGTTTCTTGGGGCTGGGCATGCCCGCCAGTTTCCCCCGGCGGCCCCCGGCAGAATCTCGACTACAGGAGTCGGATCTTCCAGTCGTCGAGGTTCGCGGCCTCGCCGGTGTCCTCGTCGGTGGACGCCAGAGCGA